GTTTGAATAGCTAATCTTTGTTCTTCAAGAGCTTGTTTCTCTCCATCTTTTTGTGCACGAAGCTCTAATTCTTCTGCACGTAGTCCTAATTCTTGTTCTTTTAGTGTAACAAGTGGATCTTTTGTCATTCCTTCTAAATATTCTTGCTCTTCAGCTACCATCTCTTCTGTTAATTCTGCAATTCTTGCTGCAATTTCTTTTTCATTCTGCATTTGGAACTGTTGCATTAGTTGTGGTGGCAGTTGACCACCAAATTGTGCAGCTTGTTGTTGGAATATTGGTGCATTTTTAGCCTCAATCTCTTGTCTTGCGACAAAACTTATGTGTTGAGAGATATGTGACTGCAATAATGCCATAATATTTGGTGTATTTTTCACTAAATACGACGAAATAAAGGCACGGTGTGCATTAATGTGGGCTATATGGTCTTGTTCTGGAAAAGCTTGTAGTGGTTTCTGCATTAAAACCATCGAATTTTCCATTGCAGGGTCCATTGGTTGCGGTTGTGGAGGGGGAGGTAGTATTTGTTCAATCTGTTGCACGCCCATTGCTTGATACATACGTCTATATGCTTCATATACGTTGTGAATTTGTGGATTTGATTGTGCTAATTGTAATTGTGTTTGGGCTAACGTAATACGTTGCGCCATAGAAAAGATTGTTGGGTCTGAAACAGGTATAATATCAACACGATCATCAAAATCTTGTTGCTTTATCATTCTATTGCCACCAGCAACCATGTATGGATACTCTGGTGGTAAGAAATCAGCGATGATTCTAGCTAAAATTCTAAATTCTTTTTTCTGTGCATAGTGTAATCGTTTATGAATAGCACTCATGACCTTAGAACCTTGCTCCAATAGAGCCATTGTGGTGCCAACTGGATTTGCTTGTGAGCCTTCTCCTAGTTTTTGATCAGCAACAGCAGCAAATCTTCTGCCTGCATCAACAACAAAACCTAATAAGGCGAATAATGTTTGATCGGGTCCCTTATAAGGAAGAGGTAATAGTCCATTTCGTAGATCTCCTGATGGTGCATCCACATCTCTAAACTCTCCTGGCTGAATTGGGTTGTCATCATCTCTAATTCTAAGACCTCTTGCTTTAAATCCTGCTGGTAAGTTCGATAAAGTACCTGCGTCGATGAGCTGACGGAGGGCGGACGTGGCCGTCCTACTGAGTCCGCCAAGCATATGGATAAGGCCAAAACCATAAAAGCCGAGACCAGGCAAAAACTTGTAATGAACAAAGTATTCAATCTTTCTTTTGAAAGGGTCCTCTTGTTTATAGTTACGGTAGATGGAGAGAACTTTTCCTGAGCCCTCTTCAATCGTAACGACATATGGAATCTTTATACCAGTAGGTTCTCCTGTTTGCTCGTCTCTATCTTCGAAACCTTCTATGTCTAAATCACAATGCACTTCCAACAAAGTATACATATCAACATTCGTTGGTTTTGTTTCACCTTGAATGTCATTGTACTTTGCTTGTGTTTTTGATTCTTCTTCGTAAGGTTCTTCTAAATCAATATCTCTGTATAGCCCTGCTACTTGAGCTTTACGAATATCGTTCTTTGACATTTTAACAACATGTGTAACTCTCTCTGTTGTATCTAAGTCGGTAGATAAATATGGAACGACCAAATCTTCTGCGGGTACAAACTTTGCTACTGGTCTTCCTAGATCAGCATCATAATATATTTTTTTAAAACTTGACCCTGCTAGTGGTAGATAAAATAACATTTGATCCATGTCAGGATCGTAGTCTTCCATCTCATCCGTGATTACATAATTCATGTAATCTTTAACTCGTTGTGATTGTGCTTCTACTTCTGCATTAATATCACCAACGATATTACATTTTACAGGACCACCTGCTGGTAATAATTCTTTATAGGCTTGTGATTGAAACTGCGTTACGCTCTCGGCTAAAAGCGGATGCGTCACGCCACTCGCTCCTTGGAACGGTTGGGAGCGTTCGTTATATTTAAAACCTAAGAGGTCTAGACCCTTGGTGTACGAGTCGATCCAATCCGAACGTGACTCTTTATCATCTTCATAACTTTGCCTTAACTCACTTGATAGATTGTTGAGCTCGTCATCATCAATAATCTCTGCTAAGTTTGATGAAAAGTCAACAGCAATTTCTTCTTCAACGTTTCCAACGATTGCACCGCCGTCTTCTGTAGGCGTGATTTCTGCGCCAATATCCTCGACTAATGAAACATCTGTTCCTGCTTCGTTTTCTATTGGTGCTTGTTCTGCAATAACTGGTTTATCGACTGCCATTATCTCCTCATGTAATTAATGTTTTCTTTTTTTTCTTCATAGCATTAAATCCTGTGGGTTGCACGAATTTATAATACTTAGCCTTTGGATTTTTAAAAGACGCTTCTTTCTTCTCTTGCTTGGTCTTTTTCTTTTTAGGTTCTTTGACCGTGAATCCTTTTTTGAAACTCATTAGTAGTATTCCCTCTGCGAAGGTAGTTGCTGTAACATCGGTGGATCCTCATAATCTTCTGGATGCACGGCTAATCCAACTTGACGATAGCGCATCAATGCTTGTGTCATACTATCAACCAAATCGTCATGATCACCATAAGGGAAAGCTGCACATTCTTCAATCAATTCTTCTGCCCATTTCTCTTTTGGCGCCCATACTTGCCCTGCTTCAAATAGTGGTGAAACAGAGTTTACCCTAACATGTTTATCATTACCTTTGCTCGGTGTAAAGTTTACCACAGGAATTCCTACACGGCGCAGCTCATGCGTGAGCGGTGTACCACTTGCCTTCTGCTCGATGATAATTGTCTCTGGCTCCCAGTATTGATACTCCTCCATCGCAATCCTTTTCAAATCAGGAAAGTCCCACCTTCCTTTTTTCATATCTAATAAAATTATATTTGGTGTTACATCATTATACAAAAACACGCCCCACGTTGTAATCGCCGAATAATCCGCTGTTTCTTTTTTACTGAACGCTGTATCGTAGCTTTGAATAATATGTTGTAAATTAGGGAGCTGCCGTGATTCCCAAATCTTCCACCACTCTCTTTTGATAATGGAACCTTCTTCACTGGTGGGATTCTGTTGCCACTGTGCATTCCATTTAGCCACGGACAACGATGCTTTAACCGACTCTAACTCTTCTAACTTCCAATATTGTGGCCATATCGGTTTATCCTCCAAGATAGCAGGAAATTCTACAACTTCCCATTGGTCTGCTTTCACATCTGTTTGTGCTTTCATCAATTGCCCTGTCAAATCTTTTGTTGACCAACGTGTCATGACGATAACAATCTTGCCTCCTGGTTGAAGACGCTGTCTTGGTCCAGAAGTGTACCACTCGTAAGCTGACTCCATCGCTGTCTCACTTAGTGCGTCTTGCTCGGAGTGTGGATCATCAATAATTAATAAATCGGCACCACGTCCTGTAATGGCACCACCAACACCTGCAGCGAAATACTCTCCACCTTTATTCGTTTCCCATCTACCTGCCGCCTTTGAATCTTGTGATAATTGTAGATCATCAAAGATATCTTGAAAGGCATTCTCTTCCATGAGGTTACGAACCTTACGACCAAAGCGATAGGAGAGTTCAGCCGTGTGTGTTGTTTGAATGATCTTGAGCCGTGGATCACGGCCCATCATCCATGCGGGAAATAAAAAAGATGCAAATTCTGATTTGGTATGTCGGGGTGGCATATTAACAATTAGTCGTTTTATCTTCCCCTCGGCTAAGTCTTGAAACTTTTCTGCAATTTTTATGTGATGGGACCCCTCTACAAATTCTGGCCATACTTGCTTCACGAACTTCAAGAAGTTTGTTTGTGCCAATGTTTTTAATTGAAATGTTTTTTGACGTAGTAATAGTTTCTTCTTCAGAGTTTCTAACTCTTCAGGATTCATATTGTCGTAATTGATTACACGCTTGAACTGATTAATGTCGGACATCAAAACTTTATACCATATAGTTCGTATGTGCAAAAGTTTATATATACAACAACCTATATTGACCTACGGTCTTTTTAGGGGTTGCCCCTTTTTCAAAAATCCAAAAAGGCAAAACGCAGGATTTGGGACCCCTCACTAGGACTAGAACCCCACGCACCCCACTAGGAAGTTATCCACAGGTTATCCACAATTAAATAAATTAATTTAAATTAGTTTGAAATATTCCCCATTTTTAAACGTCTACTTATATAAGATAATATTGGAAAATTCCTATTATTTTATTGACTTATGAAATATAAGATTTTATAAGAGTTTAAACATTTAACGTAAGGAAAAAAACAATGTTTATAAAAAAGACTTTAAAACAAAGCATAGGCTCTAAGTTGTTTTCTGTACAATTTATAAAAGCAGATAACACTAAACGTACTATGCTTTGTAAATTACCCACAGCTGAAAAATTTTTTAGCGGTGGAGAGTTAAAAGGTAATAGAGACCACTTATTAGAAGTGATTGACATTACAGTATTAAGAAAAACCAAAGAGCCGAAAAAGTCTTGGAGGTCTATTAATCTTAATACAATAACAAGCCTTAAAATCGGGGGGATTGAATGGGTAAAATGAAAAGTCTAGCTCTAGATTTCTTAGAGCATGATCAAAAC